TTTGACCCTAACAGGTTAGAGATGACTAGAGTAATTATTGCACATACTGATCCAGTATGTTTTGAGGACGCAAAAGCCGACTGAAGGAACGGGAACACGGATCCCTCGCAAGAGGTAAAGGTGCAAATTCCAACTACTTTAGGAGAAACCAAATGGCACAAGTCACATACAGAGGTATCAAGTATGATACCGACAGAAACAGAACACAGCAGACTAACAAGGTCGATCTAACTTACCGTGGTGTAAGACTAGAGAAAGAACTTACAAGTGTTAAATGATTGAAGTATTAGAGATTTGTTTGGCATCTGCCATCTTTCTCACAATCATAAATGCTGAAGTTCAGTTTCTGTATGGAAAATAAAACAGAGGGGGTTTACACCCCTCTTTTTTTATATTATAATTAGCTGAAAAGCAATCTCATGAACAAAGCAAAACTAAAAGTTCTGGTTATGGCTCTCAAAGAAATTCTAGAGGAGTTGGAGTCTGAGGTTTACTCAGATGTTGATGCATATCAAAGTATGCAGGTATCTACATCAAAAAATCTTGACTATGATGAAATGTATGATGACGGTTCAGACTAAATAATTTACAAAACTAAACACCTATGCCTACTTACCCTGTTAAAAATTTGATCACTGGTGAACAAAAAGAAATTAGAATGAGCATGCTAGAGTATGATCAGTGGAGAAAGGATAACCCTGATTGGGATAAAGATTGGAACGCTGGAGTTGCAAACCTCGGAGAGGTTGGAGAGATTTATGATAAATTGAAGAAGACTCATCCTGGCTGGAATGATGTTCTTCATAAAGCATCTAAAGCACCTCGTTCTAATGTAAGACCTATCTAAGTATGCCAAGAAAAAACAAACAAAACTTATCAGCAATTGGTGTTGGATTAACAGCAAAGCAGATGAAAAGAAGAAAACCGATAAACTCTGACATGATGAGGGATATAGAACCTCTCACAGAGAATCAAAAAAAATTATTTGAATCCTATGATGAGGGTAAGAACCTCATTGCTTATGGTGTTGCGGGAACAGGAAAGACGTTTATATCACTCTACAAGGCACTATGTGATGTCTTCAATCCAGACACACCCTATGAAAAGATATACATTGTCAGATCGCTTGTGGCCACCAGAGAGATAGGTTTCCTACCTGGTGATCATGAAGATAAAGCATTCTTGTATCAGATACCATACAAGAACATGGTTAAGTATATGTTTGAGATGGCCACTGAGGCAGACTTTGAGATGTTATATGGTAATTTAAAAGCACAAGAAACAATATCATTCTGGAGCACATCATTCATTCGTGGAACAACGCTTGATAAAGCAATTGTTATAGTTGATGAATTTCAAAACTTGAATTTTCATGAATTAGATAGTATAATGACAAGAGTTGGTGAGAGCTCGAAGATTATGTTCTGTGGTGATGCTACTCAATCAGATCTTATCAAAGACAAGGAGAGAAATGGTATCGCTGACTTTATGCAAATCCTTCGTATCATGTCATCAGTAGATGTCGTTGAATTTGGAATCGATGATATCGTTCGTTCTGGTTTAGTAAAAGAATATCTACTTGCCAAGTTAGAAATGGGCATTTAATGTCAAACACCATCATAAATTATGTAACTCTTAGTTCTACCGAACAAGTTTTGATTAGAGAGTCAGAACTTATGAATCAAGACTATGTGTATGCAAAATGCCCTGTTCATATTCATAAACAGAACAGGGTTTTTATTGGATTATCTCCGATTGATTTTTCACTTAGAGTGAACAGAAACACTGGTGGTTTGCATCAAATTATTTGTGATGATCCAGATTTAATAACATGGGATGATGAACATGTCAATTCACCAAAACCTGTTATTCAATTAAAGTTTCCAAAGTTTATGTTCTACACAAACGAGGATGATGTCTGGTTTGATTTTTATGATCACCCAATAACCTCTTTAAAAAATAATTTTATTGCAGTTCGTGGTTGGTTTAATCTATCAAACTGGTCAAGAACTTCTAGTCTTGGAATGACTATTGTGGATGAGACAAAACCTGTTATAATAAAGAAAGGAGATCCTCTTTGTAGAATATCTTTCTATCCTACAAATCTAGATAATACTATTACAATGAATGAGATAAAAGATCCTGATAAGATCAAACAACTAGAACAAGCCTATAACGACAAAACACATAAGGGATGGATAGATAAATTCTGGAAGAAGAAATTATTTTCCAAAACTAATGAAACTAGTAAATGCCCAGTTGGATTTTTATTTAAATGAAGTTTGAACATTATAATCACTTAGGTGATCTTGAATTAAAAAAGAAAGAAACCAAAGGGATAAGATTATATAATCTCCCTAATGGTGAATGGGTTCCGTCTATAACATCAGTAACATCTTTTTACAATCGTCAGATCTTTGCTGATTGGAGAAAGAGAGTTGGTGTTGAGGAAGCAAATCGCATCACTAAAAAAGCCACTGCTCGTGGAACTGATTTTCATGAGGCAGCACAAAATTATTTGTTGAACCTTGAATTGAATTGGGATGATTATCAACCTACTACCAAGTATATGTTTCATCATGCAACACCATATCTAGACAAGATAAATAATATACACGCTATAGAGAGAACCCTTTATTCTGAATACCTTGGTCTTGCAGGTAGAGTTGATTGTATAGCGGAATATGAAGGTGAATTAGCGGTAATAGATTTTAAAACTTCTAATAAGATTAAACCAGAAAAATGGTTAGAGAATTATTTCGTTCAAGAAATGTTCTATGCTAGTGCTTACTACGAGTTGACTGGTATCCCTGTGACTAAGTTGATTACTTTAATGGTTACTCCTGACGGAGAAGTAAAGGTATTTGACAAAAGGAATAAAGGGGATTATATTAAGCTATTAGTTCGTTACATTAAAGAATTTGTCACTCACAATACTGGGTCAAAACATGAAGAATGAAATCGAGAAGGCTTTCGAGGATAAGTTTTACTGCCCTGCAAAGTTTGCACAAGAAATAGAACAGATGGTGCAAATGCACGAGGATATGAATTACATTGACGCGATTGTTTCTTTCTGTGAAATTAATTCTATAGATGTACAATCAGTTCCTAAATTGATATCAAAACCTCTAAAAGAAAAAATTAAATATGAAGCACAAGAACTTAATTTTTTAAAGAAAACTTCTAGAGCAAAACTTATATTTTAAATGATGCCCTTTGACGCATATCGTTGTTATCTCTCTCTAAAAAATCACTTCACTAAAGATCATTATGATTACTATAAAAATGAAGGTAGAACTAGAGTAAAAAAAGAAACATTTTATAAAAGAAAAGATAGATTTTGGTTTGAAAGATTTGCACGACAGAAGAATGATAAAGAGGTTGTAGATTTTTTTGTATCCAATTTTGTAAGCACAACTGATCCATCACAGATGTATATCCGTGAGATGATTAAAACTGGTGAAGACAGATATGTTGATTGGAAGAAGAGAACTCAATCACTCTCTTATGTTTTTAAAGAGGAATCTGAATCCTTATTCAAGGATAAAAAAGTGGATGAGATATTTGATTGTAGTAAAGGTCATCCGATTGTTCTTAAAAAGTTTCTAGGTGGTAATATAAGCCTTGAAACTTTAGTAATCTATGATAGAATATTAGGGTATGGAAAAGACTTTGATAAAAAGTTAAAAGACCCAGTGTGGGAAACCGTCAGTAAACGAGTAAGGAAATATACTCCTTTCCTAAATATTGATGTATTCCGTTATAAAAAAATCCTAAAGGAGGTTGTCATTCAGGAATGAGTTTTTTCGATTCTGAAATAGTAAGATCAGAAATGGCTGAGATTCATGAACTTCAAGAAGATGTTTATGAAAATTTCATGCGGTTTCCATATATGAATAATGCTGATAGGGCACATCATATAGATCAACTCAGTAAATTAATTGATAAACAAAAGATTGTTTACGCAAGATTAAGTTTGTCAGATGACCCTGATGCCAAAGAAATGAAGGAAAAAATTATGGAGTCTGCTGCGTCAATGGGTCTTCCTGCCAATGTTGATGTTGGTAAAATGTTTGATCAGATGTCTGAGGTAATCAGTCACATGAAAGAACATAATACTTGACACTTTATATTATGAGTTCTATTATAATAGAATACCACAAGCCAAATCTAATTAATCCGAGGTAATCCGAATGTCTTTCGCAAGTCTAAAGAAGCAGTCAAACTTAGGTTCACTGACTGCCAAGTTAGTCAAAGAAGTAGAAAAAGTAAACAACTCTAGTGGTGGTGGAGATGAACGTCTCTGGAAACCAGAACTAGATAAATCAGGTAACGGTTTTGCTG